GAGAAATCTAAGATACCTGTGACTGTGTCATGGGAAGGTGGCGTAGAGAAATACAGTGGCTTATTAGAAGTTGCTCTTGCTGCTGGTTATGTAGGTAAACCTTCGAATGGTTGGTATTGTAGAGTTGACCGAGAAACCGGTGAAATAGTAGATCCTAAATATCGTGAGAAGGATACACTCACAGCAGAATTCTGGGATCCTATCTTTAATGGAACAGATTTTAAAGAGTTTATTCAAAAGCAATATACGATTGGACATAAGGCTCTTATTGAACTGGATATTGAATGATAGAAAACAAACATTATGAATTAATACCGGGTGAGGATGACAAATGGAATGTACGGATTTTAGAAGGTCCGTACGTTGAAACTGTTATTCAATACGGTACATTGATACCAACAGATGCTGGTCAATTGAATTGGGGTATGAGTATTATCGAAACTCCGGATGATGATTTGAGTCGTGATGACGAAGACTTTCAGGCATGGTGTGGTGCAATTTTATCATCAATTCTTGAAAATGAGCATTTACAATCCAAGAAAAAGATGATATAATAGCATTATGAATATAAACCTAGAACAAACAATTCTTCGTAACGTATTAGTTAACGAAGATTTTATGCGTAAAGTATTACCATTTATAAAACCTGAATACTTTGAAGGTGTGTATAAATCGCTATTCAAAGAAGTTGGTAAGTTTGTTGGTAAATACAATAGACTCCCTAGTCTTGAAGCTTTTAAAATTGAAATTGATGATGGCGACTTTAATGAAGAACAATATCGCCATGCTATCGAAATACTACCAGAAATATTTAAGGTTGAAAAGGTTGACCAGCAATGGTTATATGATACTGCCGAGAAGTGGTGTCAGGATCGTGCATTATATAATGCAGTCATGGAATCAATCTCTATTATTGATGGCAAACACCAGTCACTATCTAAGAATGCCTTACCGGATATTCTATCTAAGGCCTTAGGTGTTACATTTGATACGAATGTCGGTCACGACTATATAGATGATGCCGAAAAACGTTATGAATATTATCATGCTGTTGAAGATAAGATTGAATTTGATCTAGATTATTTCAATCGTATTACAAAAGGCGGTCTTCCAAAGAAAACATTGAACGTTGCCCTTGCAGGCACGGGTGTGGGTAAGTCACTCTTTATGTGCCATGTTGCTGGCTCTCATCTTGTACAAGGTAAGAATGTCTTGTATATTACGATGGAAATGGCCGAAGAAAAGATATCAGAACGTATTGATGCTAACTTATTAAACACTCCTATTGATCAACTTGAGCATCTATCAAAAGATATGTTTACAAATAAAGTACATGATCTTACAAAGAAGTGCAGTGGTAAACTAATCGTGAAAGAGTATCCGACCGGTGCAGCAAATGTAAACCACTTTAGATCTTTATTGAATGAGCTCAAACTCAAACGAGCATTTGAGCCTGATGTAATTTTTATAGATTATTTAAATATTTGTTCATCTGCGCGCATGAAAGCGATGGGTGGGTCGATTAATTCGTATACATATATAAAAGCTATTGCAGAGGAGATAAGAGGTCTTGCAGTTGAATTCAACGTCCCGATTGTCACAGCAACGCAGACGACACGTAGTGGTTTCTCTAGCTCAGATCCTGGGTTGGAAGATACGTCTGAGTCTTTTGGATTACCCGCTACGGCAGACTTAATGTTTGCTCTTGTATCATCTGAAGAGCTTGAAAAGATGGGTCAGATTATGGTCAAACAATTGAAAAATAGATATAACGATATTAATGCACATAAACGATTTGTGCTGTCTGTTGATAGATCTAAAATGAGATTATATGATGCTGATGAAAATCAACAGAATTTAATGACAGAAGACATACCTGCCTTTGATAAAACAAAAACAGCTGAAAGATTTAAGGATTTTAAAATAGAATGACAATATTACCAGGACCGCTAGATAATATGTATAATAGTTCAAAAGAAGGTGCTTTATTAGAAGAATATACTATTTACAAATTAGAAAATAATCAAATCATAAAAAAAACTGCATCGCGTAAATATACTGGTACTGATTATATTGACTCGACAACTGTTATACCTCTTGATATTGGTAAAGTAAATGATAGCTAAATTAATAAGTCACTCTAATCCTGCAGACGAAATGGCATTGTACGGAATGTACGGACCTACGCCTGGAGATGTAACTCCGTTAATTGCATACTGTGCAAAGGTGTCTAATCCAAGTGGTCAGAAAGATATGACAAGTGCAAAGAAGTTACTTGCATATTTAATTAAGCATAAACATTGGTCCCCATTTGAAATGGCTTCGGCTTGTATCGAGATTACTACGACTCGTGATATTGCACGTCAAATGTTACGGCATAGATCATTCTCATTCCAAGAATATAGCCAAAGATATGCAGACCCTACAAAAGATTTAGAGTTTGTTACAAGACAGGCACGATTACAAGATGCTACGAATCGTCAGAATAGTATTGAAACAAGTGACGTTCCACTACAAGTGTGGTGGGATGCTCAACAAAAATTTATTATAGAACACTCAAAAAGAATATACTCTGAAGCAATAGATAAAGGTATAGCAAAAGAGCAAGCAAGAGCTGTATTACCAGAAGGATTAACGACGAGTAAACTTCTTGTAAACGGAACGATTAGATCATGGATACATTATATAGAATTGCGATCTGCAAATGGCACTCAAAAAGAACACATAGAAATAGCGCAAGCATGTGCAACCGCTATCGCAAAAGTATTTCCAATGATAGGAGAGTTTAATGGGAAAGAAACTTTACACGATTGAGTCAGAGCGTACTAGTAATTATTGCGAGGTTCATATGAACTTCAAAGAAGAATTTGCATATATAGAATTCTATCATGTAAATGGTAAAATGAAAATGGAAGAGTTTAAAGGCAAAAGTCTGGGTTATGTTTCAGATGCAGCCGAAAACTGGGCTATGGGAATAAAGAAAGTAGCAGGTATATCATGATTGATACAGACGACATTATACTGAATACAATTAGAACACTAAAGGCTGAAGTTGTAATATATAAAAGAATGACAGAGAGTTCCGGAACAGGCCACATATTTACTACAATTAGTTTTCTAGAAAAAAGAATACAAGAGCTAACTAATGAATTGACTAATGCCAAACCAAATTCATTTAATAAAAACCCTTGGGTTGATTGGCATGATGGAAGTGTAATATGAGCAAAGCTAAAAAAATGTGGTATAATATGAATAAGTTTATTAATTGGAGAAGAAAAGATATGGCCAAATGGGCAGTACAAGAATGCAATACACATAACAAGGAACGTTTTACCGAACCACCTGCAATGCAGCATGAAGGATTTCATGAAGAAAGTGAAGCAAGTAAAGAATGGTACGAGCCATTAGACAAAAGAATATACCCTGATTATAAGTTTAATGAAGGCAATCTTATTAACGAATTTAAAGAATATGTTGATGCTACATATAATTCGCACTACTCTCAGAATGGCTTCCAGTCCACAGAGATCATCGTAGAGCGCGGACATGGCACTGGTTTCTGTATGGGAAACATAGATAAGTACTCAAATCGCTATGGAAAAAAGGGAAATAAAATAGAACAACGCAAAGATTTAGTCAAAATAATGCATTATGCGCTCATTCAGTTGCACATACACGATAATATTGAGTAATGGTTACTTAAATATCACAGTCTTTAAGATTTAATTTGCATAAATATTCTCATAGTAACTTACAAAGAAAGGAATTACTATGGACGTACTTACAAGAGTCAGAGCATGGGCCGCTGGTCTAGCTGACGTAGGCGTATCGATTGCCGCATTAGCAATTATTATCGAAGTTCTAGGAATGGGCGTAATGCCATTTATGGGCGACGTGTCAGTAATAAGCAATGTGTCAAGTATAATGGGTTCTCTAGGATCTGAAGGTCTGATTGGCTTAATCGCTATCTGGATACTATGGTCAATATGGGAACGAAAATAATAGTGTAACTATTATATCACAGTAGATATTTCAATTAATTATATTGTGTACTAATAGCTCTATTTGGTTTATAATGATTAAATAGGGTTGCAGTTGATGAAGCAACTTGAAATCGGATCGGACCCGGGGGCGGTACCCGGCAGCTCCACCATAAGGATACTAAGATGAAGTTAGAAAAACTCCTACTTAAGTATGTAGAAAAGATATTTGGTAAGATCGAAGATCAAGTCAATTATCTAGGTGGCAAAAAGGACAAGGATTAGTATCTTTTTGATGGGGCTGAAATAGGATTGACGGACGGCGTAGGGAAGTGGAGACTGTCGGATGATCGCGTATAGATCAAAAACTACAAATGCAAACAATAACTTTGCACCATCTGGTTACGCCCTAGCGGCATAACACAGGGGGTTGGCGACTTACCTAGCAACAGAAAAGTCGCACTAAAAATTTAAAATAAGGACACAGAAATGAAAAAAATACTATTAACAGTTGCACTAGTCGGTGGACTAAGTAGTGCTGCATATGCCGGAGACATGGGTGTAACAGTATCCAGTGATTATGCAATTGAGGCCGAAAAATGGAGCTCCAATATAGCATATTCAAAATTAATAGCCGGTGTAACAGTTACTCCAGCTCTTGATTTTTCGTATTATAACAATGGGAAACCAGGCGGAGGCGGAATGTTTGATGGGTCTTCAATTGGTGCATCATATCCACTAAGCAGCAGTCTAACAGCT